CGACGAAGGGATTGTGATGGGCTGGTTTACAAACATCAGACGGCGCTTGTTAGGTAGGAATCCAGTTGGCAGCAGGCCGGTTTATGACGGCACCGGGTTCGGTCGTCGCACCATTGCCTGGATGCCCGGGAACTTGAGCGCAGTCGCAACGCTCGCATATGCGCAGGATGAACTTCGCGCGAAGAGCCGCGATCTCGTGCGCCGGAACGTTTGGGCTGCGGCTGGTCTGGATGCATTTGTGGCAAACGCCGTCGGCACCGGCATCAAACCGCAATCGATGGTGCAGGACAGGTCTTTGCGCGAAGCCATCCATTCGCTGTGGTGGGACTGGTGCATCGAAGCGGATGCGGCAGGATTGACCGACTTCTACGGCCTGCAAGCATTGGCACTACGCGCGATGCTGGAAGGTGGAGAAGCCTTCATTCGTATCCGCTACCGCAGACCGGAAGATGGTCTATCCGTGCCCATGCAATTGCAGGTGCTGGAGCCCGAGCATGTGCCGGTGACTTACAACGCGGTCGCTGAGAATGGCAATGCGATCCGCTGCGGCATCGAGTTCGACGGTATTGGTCGGCGTGTGGCGTACTGGATGACCCGCTCGCACCCAAACGATGCGCTGTTTGCGCCCATGAGCGGTCAAGGCGGCACAATCGTTCCTGTGCGCGTGCCTGCAGAGGAAGTCATCCACCTGTTCCGCCCCTTGCGGCCAGGACAGATTCGCGGCGAGCCGTGGCTTGCGCGCGCTCTGGTCAAACTCGAAGAGCTCGACCAGTACGATGATGCAGAGCTGGTGCGCAAGAAAACCGCCGCGATGTTTGCCGGATTCATCACCCGCCTCTCTCCGGAAGATAACCTGATTGGCGAGGGCGTGGCAGATGACAAGGGTGTCGCAATGGCAGGACTCGAGCCTGGAACCTTGCACATTCTTGAGCCGGGCGAGGACATCAAGTTCTCTGCACCTGCAGATGTCGGAAACTCCTACGCAGAGTTCATGCGCCAGCAGTTCCGGGCGGTGGCGTCCGCCATGGGCATCACCTACGAGATGCTCACCGGCGATCTCACGCAAGTCAACTATTCGTCGATCCGTGCTGGTCTGCTGGAGTTCCGTCGCCGTTGCGAAGCGATCCAGCACCACGTCATCGTGCATCAGCTGTGCCGTCCTGTCTGGCAGGCATGGCTGGATCAGGCCGTGCTTGCAGGAGCACTCGCCTTGCCTGGATATGCAAGACGCCGCCGTGAATACCAGGCGGCGAAATGGATTCCCCAAGGCTGGCAATGGGTCGATCCGCTCAAGGAGACGGAAGCGCTGAAGTCTGCGATTCGCTCTGGTCTCATGAGCCGGAGCGAAGCGATCTCGGCGAACGGTTACGACGCCGAGGATGTCGACAGCGAGATTGCTGCAGATAACGCCCGTGCGGATGCGCTGGGCCTCGTCTTCGACTCCGATCCGCGAAAGGACAAGGTGCCAGGCAATGCCAAGTCACCGATTCTGAACGATCAATCTGGCCAAACGGGGTGATCATGCTTACACATCTTTCTCATATGCTTTTTGGCACGCCCTTGCTCATCCAGCGTGCCAAGCTCGACGTGATCCTTGCGGTGTTGTCCGATCGTATTGGCATCTCTGCACCGCCAGTTGATCTTGCAGTGCCAGCGCCACGTTCTGTGCCGTCTGCACCTGCAGGCATCGCCGTGATTCCGATCCAAGGCACGCTGGTCAAGCGCACATTGGGCTTGGAGGCGGCTTCCGGTCTGATGAGCTATGCCGATATTGGCGCACGTCTCGATGCTGCGGTTTCCGACCCGATGGTCGATGGCATCCTGCTCGACATCGATTCGCCTGGAGGAGAGACCCATGGCGTGTTCGAGCTTGCACGTGCTGTGAGACTTGCTGCGGCGAAGAAGCCGGTGTGGGCGGTTGCGAATGACTCCGCATTCTCCGCAGCCTACGCCATTGCATCGTCTGCCGAACGCATCATCGTCACCGAAACCGGCGGTGTCGGCTCGATCGGTGTCATCGCACTGCACATCGATCAGTCGGTGAAGGATGCCAACGATGGCTACCGCTATACCGCCATTACGGCGGGTGCTCACAAGAACGACTTTTCTCCGCATGAACCGCTCACCGATAGCGCGAAGAGCGAACTGCAAGCAGAGGTCGATCGCCTCTACGGCATCTTCACCGCGCACGTCGCCGCCATGCGCGGCATGGACGAGGCCAAGGTGAGGGCCACTGAGGCCGGACTTTACTTCGGGCCGGAAGGCGTATCCGAAGGCCTCGCCGATGCGGTCATGAGTTTCGATGAGGCGCTCGCCGAATTCACCGTGTTTCTCACCAAGCAGGGCCGTTCGCGCAGTCCGGCCCGACTGAGCTCTCTGGTCGGCTGCGCGTCATCTACCGCAAAGGAGATTCAGATGAACGATGAAGTGAAAGAAGTCATCGGCGCGGATGAGGCGGCCGTTCTGGTCGCCGAAGCGCGCCGAGAGGTAGCGAAATCCGCGCAGGTAATCGCCGAGCTTTGCATGATTGCAGGCCATCCCGACATGGCAGCGAAGTTCATTGCGGAAGGCAAAAGCGAGGAGGAAGTGCGCCGGCTGCTGCTCGATGCGAAAGCTGCCAGTCAGTCGCAGGAAATCATGTCCACTATCAACCATGACGTGGATGCTTCGTCCAGCAATGTGATGATCAGCGCTGTCAACAAACTCATCGGAAAGGAATAAAAGATGGCAACCATGAATGAGAGCATTTATCTCGCCGATCTCGTGAAATACGAGGAAGAGTGTCTCGACTATTCGCGCAACCAGGAGACTGTTGCGGCGGGTCAGAACCTGACGATTGGAACCGTGGTCGGCAAAAAAGCGGCAGACGGGAAGTTGTATGCCCTGAATCCCGCCGCAAATGACGGAACGGAAATCGCGGTCGGCGTGCTGATCCAAAATGTCGATGCGACGCTGGTGGACAAGACCGGTGTCATCATCGCGCGGCATGCACTGCTTGCTGACAAGTACGTCGTGTTCCCTGCCGGTATTACTGCTACACAGAAAGACTCGGCAATCGCCAATCTCGAAAGCAAAGGCATCCTGCTGCGTAGTGCAGCCTGATGCGATGATCGATCACCAGACCGCCTGATGGGCGGTTTTTTTATTTGGAGGCATGAAATGCAAAACCCGTTCGATAATCCGTCTTTCTCGATGGCGAGCCTGACCTCTGCCATCAACATCATCCCTAACAGGTACGGACGACTGCAGCAGTTGGGACTGTTTACTCCAAAACCTGTCACCATGCGCACAATCATTGTCGAGGAGATGCAGGGTGTTCTGAACCTGCTGCCGACCAAGGCCCCTGGCTCGCCCGGCACCGTCGGTACGACCGGCAAGCGCCGCGTGCGATCCTTCATCGTGCCGCATATTCCCCACGACGACGTGGTGTTGCCAGAGGAAGTCCAAGGCATTCGTGCCTTCGGCTCGGAAAGCCAGTTCGAATCCATTGCAGGCGTGATGGCCAGAAAGCTCGAAACCATGCGCAACAAGCATGCGATTACGCTGGAATACCTGCGCGTGGGGGCATTGAAGGGCCAGATTCTGGATGCTGATGGCAGCGTGATCTATGACCTGTGGACGGAGTTTGGGGTCACCCAGACTGCTGTCAATTTCATGCTCAACACTGCCACGACGAAGGTCAAGGTGAAGTGCAACGAGGTGCTGCGCATCATCGAGAAGAACCTGATGGGAGAAGTTGCAACCGGTGTGCGCGTCCTGTGTTCGCCGCAGTTCTTCGATGCACTCACTTCGCACGACAACGTCGAGAAAGCGTTTGCCTACTACCAGCAGGGGGCGGCGCTGATCAACGATGGCAGGAGCGGCTTCCGCTTCGGCGGAATCGTGTTCGAGGAATATGTGGGCTTTGCCACCGATGCGGTCGGCAACGTCCGCAAGTTCATCCCTGACGGCGAAGCAATCGCCTTCCCGGAGGGCACCATGGACACCTTCGCCACCTACTTCGCCCCGGCGGATTTCAACGAGACCGTGAACACTCCTGGCCTCGAAATCTATGCCAAGCAGGCTCCGCGCAAGTTCGACCGCGGTACCGACTTGCACACGCAGTCGAACCCGTTGCCCATGTGCCATCGCCCTGGGGTACTGGTGCGACTCACGGCGCAGTGATGGTGAGTGTTGCCGATCTTTATGACGCTGCTGCGCGTTGCGGTTTGCTGACACCCGTCAAGGTCGGGACGGTCACGGTGCAGGTGGTGTTCCGTGCGCCCGATGAGACGGTGCTCGATGGCTTGTCTCTGTCCAGGAATTACCAGATCGAGTATCCGACGGCAAGGATTGCTCTCGCAACCGGCAATTACGTCGAGATCGGCGGCCAAACCTACCGCGTGCGCGAGGTCAAACAGGTGCGGGACGGCAGCGAGTCGGTTGCAACCCTTGAGAGGCTGTGATGCAGAGCCTGCGTGAACAAATCATTCGAGATGTGATCGCACGCTGCCAGGCTGCCATCTCACCCATCCTCGTGATGCGACAACCGGTCGTACCCATCCCGCGTGATCGCACACCGGCTCTCGTAGTCGTTGTCGAATCTGACAGCCCGGTTCAGCGCAGCAATAACCGCATCGAGCGCGAATTGATCGTTAGCTTGAAGGCGTTATCCAGAGATGACTCTGACGGGTATGCCATATCCGACGACATCATCTGTCGTGCACATGGCGCTTTGATGGCCGACGTGTCGTTGGGCGGTAAAGCGCTCGGCACCGAGGAAGCGGATGTCGACTGGCTTGCCGAAGATGCCGACATCGATGCCGTCGTCATCCCGGCACGTTATCGCATCCGCTACCGAACCATGATCAATGACCTGACACAGAAGGGGTGAAGCAATGAAGCATCGCATCGAACTCATCAAGACCCACACGCACGAAGGTGCCGTGTATCAACCTGGTGCCATCATCGAACTGGATGAATGGACTGCTCGCTGGCTGATCGATCGCGGCATCGGGCGTGTTGCGAATGGAGCGCAAAAACAGGCGGCACCAAGCAAGAAGCGGCAATCTAATGTTTGAATGAAAGGAATCCATCATGAGCCTTTATGCAAGTTTCCAAGGACGTGTCTATCTGGCCGAGCGTGACGCGAACGGCAATCCCATCAACGCAAGGTCACCCGGCAATGTTGCGACTCTCTCTATTTCGCTCAAGACCGATGTGATCGAGCACTTCGAGAGCATGTCCGGACAGCGCGCGGTCGATCTGCGGATGGTGAAGCAGAAGTCGGCAACCATCGCGCTGACCATCGAAGAGTTCACCCAGGAGAACCTCGCGCTCGCTTTCTACGGGAACATCAACCAGGTGGCTTCTGGAACCGTGACGAATGAGCAGATCGGTGGTGCGACCCCGGTCGTTGGTGAGCGGTATTTCCTGGCCCATCCGAAAATCTCCGGACTGACCATCGTCGATTCTGCCGCATCCCCGGCAACGCTCGTGGATGGAACGGACTACACCGCCGACCTCGATTTCGGTGCGGTGCAGTTCCTCCACACGGCAGGCTTCACGGCACCTTTCAAGGCGAGCTATTCGTATGGCGCTGTCTCAGAGGTCGGCATCTTCACGCAGCCGCTCCCTGAACGCTTCATGCGCTTCGAGGGCGTCAATACGGCTGCATCGAATGCCAAGGTACTGATCGAGCTGTATCGGACGGCGTTCGACCCCTTGAAGAAGTTTGATGTCATCGCGAGCGACCTCAACAAGCTCGAATTGGATGGATCGCTGCTGATCGACCCGACCAAGCCGTATGACGCCGTGTTGGGGCAGTTCGGGCGTATCGTGCAGATTGCGTGATTGTCATGAGCGATCAATTATCTGTGTTGCCGCCAGTGCCTGAAACCTTGGACATTGGCGGCGAGACGATAGACATCACGCCGCTCAAGCTGGGTGAGCTTCCTGCATTCGCAAGAGCCGTTCGCCCCATCGCTGGCAAGCTCGGCCCCGATCCAGACTGGCTCACCCTGCTGTCAGAGGATGGAGATGCCATGATCTTGGCGCTGTCCATCGCCAGCCGTCGGCCTGTCGAGTGGGTGTCTGGCTTGGCGCTCGATGACGCGATCAGGCTTGCCGATGCCGTGTTCGGGGCCAACGTGGATTTTTTTATCCGCCGCGTGGTTCCGGAAATCACGCGGATCGGCCAAACGATGGGAACGTTGATCCCTGGGCAGACGCCATCACGCGGCTCATCCGATCCGGGCACCGCTACCCAGACATCCTGAATTACACGCTTGCGCAGGTGACTGCTTTCCTGGCAGCCATCGACCGTTTGGAGCGCAACGATCTGGCATTTCAGTTCTCCATGCTGATTGTTGCGCAGCGGGGTGATGGCGCAGATATCAAGCAGATCATGAAGGAACTCGCCAGATGAGAATCTCGCTTGCTGCATCAGGATTGCTCGACAAGAATCGGCTCGACAGTTGGGTGCCGGAGAAACGTCGGGCTATCCGCAAGGCCGTCGAGGCCGGAATGAGGGAGGCAGGCAAAGAGATCGCCCAAGCCGTACAGAACCGGATGCGGTCGGAATTCCTCGTTCGGCGTAGCAGCTTTGTGCGGTCGATGCGGTCAAAAGTCTATGCTGGCAGTCCGGACAGATTTCCTGCGCTGCTGATCGGGTCGCGGATACCGTGGTTGGGCATCCATGTGCGCGGCGGCACCATCTCCGGGCGAATGCTGATCCCGCTCCTGCCGGAGCACCAGCGCATCGGGCGCAAGGCATTCCGGCGCGTGGTGGATGGTCTCCTGCGCACGGGTAATGCCTTCTTCATCGAGAAGAACGGCAAGGTGATCCTGATGGCGGAGAACATCAGCGAGAACGCATCCGAACTGCGCCGCTTCAAGCGGGCTGAACGGGCGCGCACCGGGGCGAAAATCAAGCGCGGGCAGGAAATTCCCATCGCCGTGCTGGTACCGAACGTCACCCTGAAGCACCGTTTCGACTTCGACGGGACAGTGCGGCGTGCCATGCCGCAACTTGCCCAATCCATCAATCGTTACCTGAACCTCAGCTAGGCTTCCCAGGGGTTGATGACGGGGATGCCAGCAGCCTCGAAAGGACGCGTATCGCGTGTTGCCACGGACATGCCGCTGGCCTTGGCGATGGCGGCGATGTAGCCGTCGGCCATGCCGATCGTGATGCCTGTGGTTTGCGCACGAGCCATCAGGTCGGCGTAAGCCTGGGTCGCCAGCAGGTCGAAGGTCAGCACGCGGCCGGCGAAGGCCGGCAGTATCTGGGTCTCCAAGCGCTCGGCAAGAAGCTTGCGCCGGCGCCCGTTGGGCAAGCGAGTCACTCCGTAGCGCAGCTCGGCCACGGTGACGACCGACAGGAACAGTGTCTCCAGCGGTTGGGCGTCGAGCCAGGCGACGACCTGCGGGTCGGGGGCCACGCGTAGCGGCTCCGAAATCACATTGGTGTCGACCAGGATCACTCGAGATTCACCGCACGAGGCAAGGATTTGTCCCTCTGGCTGATCAATGCGGCATCATCGTCGGTCAGCCGGATCTGCCGTCCGATGTCGGCCAGCAGGGATCCCAGCTTCAGCCGCCCCTTAGGCCTGACCGCTTCCTCAAGGATGGTTCGAACCTCTGCTTCGGTGCTGTGCCCATGTCCGGCCGCACGCATGCGCAGGGCGCGGTGCACCTCATCGGGCAGATTACGCACAGTAAGAACCGCCATGATGTCACCTCGTGTTTCTGAATACGGTGCAGTCATCATAAAAGAATGAAGTCATCCTTGCAACCCAAGTCATTCAGCCGGATGGAAACGCCCCATGAATGATCGCGCACAGATCCTCATCACAGCCATTGACCAGACCAAGGCTGCGTTCGCTTCGGCGAAGTCAAACATGGAAGGCCTGCTGGCCTCTGCCGAAAAGGTCAACGGCGTGCTGGCCGGCATTGGCGCTGCGCTGTCCGTTGCTGCGCTGATCGAAGCAGGCAAGTCCGCAATCGACACTGCCGACAGTCTCGCCAAGCTTGCGCAAAAGACCGGCATCTCTGTCGAGGCGCTTTCGCTGCTGAAGCCTGTTGCAGAGCAATCCGGCACATCGCTCGAAGGCCTGGCGAATGGACTCAAGAAGCTGTCCGCTGCAATGGTCGATGCGGCAGGTGGTGCGCAAGACCAGATAAAAACATTTGCCCGGCTCAATGTCTCGGTAACGGACACGGCAGGTAAACTTCGGCCAACCGAGGCTGTGCTGCTCGATCTCGCCGATGCCTTCGCAGCGATGCCGGACGGTGCCGAGAAATCCGCGCTGGCGGTGAAGATATTTGGCAAGACCGGAGCCGATCTCATCCCCTTCCTCAATCAAGGGCGTTCCGGTATCGAACAACTCAAGCAGAAGTTCAAGGAGCTTGGGTTGGAAATCAGCGGCGATACTTCGAAGGCCGCAGAGAAGTTCAACGACACTCTCGACACGGTAAAGCAGGCGCTCTCTGGCATCGCGCTGAAGATTGCCGAAGCGGCATTGCCTGGATTGCAGGCGTTTGCCGATGCGCTGGTGGCAATAGCCAGTCATGGCACTGAGATCATAGCCGGCCTGCGTGTGCTGGGCGAAGTCATCATTGCAGTGTTGGCCGTCAAGGGTGTTGCAGCGGTGGCCAAGCTGCTGGAATCCGTCGATCTGCTCAAGGCCGCCTTCATGCGCTTCCTGCCTGTACTGGTGGCCGTTGGTGCGTGGGAAATGGGGCGTGGCGTCATCAAGATGGTCGATGATGTCAGAGAGGCCAACAAAGCTTTGGACGATCTCAACCGGCAGCAGCAACGGTTGCAGCAATTGTCTGCTGCAATGGACGAGCTTTCGAATACCGGCACGGTCTCCGTCAAAACGCAGATGATGATGGCGGCGCAGGCCGCCGAGCGATTGAAGGCGGCATTGCCGGGCACGGGTGATGCGCTGCGCGCCATTCAGGGTGCTGCATCGCAGGCAGGCGAAGCAATCCGCAACGCGCTCGATGCAGAAGTCAAGAAGGCCGCCGAGACGGCCAGGCAGTTGTCGGCCAGTTACAAGCAGGCCGCTGCCGACATCAAGGCGATCTTTGATGCCCGCGTTGCCGAGATCGAGGCGAACTACAAGCGGCAGGAAGCCGCAGCGCAGAATGCCGCGCGCTCCGAAGCCGTCTCCATCCGTGAGACGACACAAGCCCTGCTCGATGCCGAGCACGCAAAGCTGGCCGCCGTCGAAGATGGCGCGCGGCAGATGGAGGCGGCATGGAAGGCTACCTACGGTCAGGCCGTGGCGCTGGCGCGTGCTGCCGGACAGGATGTTGCCGCCATCGAGCGGCAGGCGGTCGAGGCGCGCGTAGCCATCTACTCGCAACTCGAATCCGCCTACCGCGCAACCATCGACCGGCTGATCGCCGAGGAGCAGCGTCATCTGCAGGCGGCCAAGGCTGCCGACGAGGCCCGACTCAACCTGCGCCTGTCGATCGAGGATCGCATCCGCGAACTCTCGCGCAGGGGCATGGACGAGTATGCTGCCTACCAGGACAGACTGCGCCAGATCGACGAGAAGCAGGCGCAGGCGCGCGCGGCGCTGGCCGCAGGAAACTATGAGCAGGCACGTAAACTAGCCGAGGAATCCATTGCACTGGCCGAGCGCACGGCATCTGCGGTGACGCGCCAGGTCGAACAGAACGGCAAGACGGTGACGCAGACGGTAGTGTCTGAAGCAGACGCTACCAAAACCGCCATTGCGCAGATCAAGGAATCCGCATCGATCGCAGATGCTGCGCTGAAGAGCCTGGGCGATGCGCACCGGCAGGCTGCCAAGAGCGCAGGAGACGGCGCAGAGGAAGCGAAACAGGCGCTGGCCTCGATCAGTACCGAGGTCGAAAAACTGCGCGCCGATCTGCTCCGTGCAGACAAGCTCAAGCTGGAGATCGACATCGGGGCCGCCAAGGCCGGCATCGACAAACTCAAGGCGCTGACCGAGGCGCAGCAACTCGTCGCCAAGATTCATGTCGACGTCAAGGAAGCAGAAGCCTCCCTGGAGAAACTCAAGTCTGAAACCGACAACCTGCAATTGCTCGCCAAGGTCAATGCCGACACGAGCCAGATCATCGGCGAAATCGACAAGCTCAGGAGTGTGCTTTCCGGCGCGAAGGTGGAAATCCCGGCGCTTGCCTCCTTCGACCAGCCGCGGCAAGAACTGGCGTCATTCGCGCTGGATGCCAGGATCGCGCTTTCTGCGCCCACATCGGCCACGCATACCGTGCAGCCAGACCTGAGTCAGTATCGGGCCGCCGTGGCTGAACTGATGCGTCCGACATCGAGCACGCACACGATCTACGTGCAGAAGGTCAGCACCAATGCAATGGGCGGGCTGATCGAGCGCTTTGCGGAAGGCGGTCAGGCAGTGGCGGGCGCATTCCGGCGCATGGCTGGGCGCATCATCGGCCCCGGCACGGAGACGTCCGATTCGATTCCCGCGCTGCTCTCGCATGGCGAGTACGTCGTGAATGCTGCGAGCGTGCGCAAGTTCGGCGCGGCCTTCTTCGATGCGCTCAACTCCGGCTTCCTGCCGCTCTTGCCGCCCATGCCGCGCTTTGCCGCAGGCGGGCTCGTCAATGCAGTGGGCAACAGCGGTGCATCTTCGCGCGATGTGGTCGATCTGCGCTTCCACATCGGCGGCAGGATACACACCGTGCAGTCCTCGCGCGAGACGGCGATGCAGCTTGCCAGTGCGCTGCGCGAGTTGTCGAGGGGGGCATGATGACCGATCTCAATCGGTCTGTCTCGATCCATTTCTACGACTGCGATCATGTCTGGGGAGAAATCCGTCGTCGATATGATTGCGACTGGTGGGTTTACGACTGGATTGGTATCGATTACTACTGGCTGTTCGGCAGTTATTTTCCGTGGATTCAACCGATGCCGGATCACAGCCCGCTCGCTCTCTACTATTATTCCGATGTCACAGGCAAGATAGCCAATGCAATAAACCAGGCGCTCAGCCAATGCGAGAGCAGTCGCTACGCACAGCAGCCTGTCCCAAAAACAGGCGTGAGCATTTCGGTTGCCAGCCGGCTCGAAGGCGGTCATGCTGGCAATGCTGCGGCCAGCGGCATCAGTGCGCAGCTGTCCGTGCAGTTTTCGGCGGCGTCTGGCAACAACCAGCCGACATCATGCCCGATGGTGCGGCGCGAGCTTTTCGTCAAGCCGGCCGGCTTCGACTACGTGATCCATGGGCCTGGCAACAACAACTACCGCTGGGATGGCCGGGTAGACAACATCCCGCAGGAGCCGTATTTCGAACGCTATGGCCGCAGGCTGAACTTCAAAACAAAGGTGCATCCGAAGTTCATCGGCGACCTGCACCTCGTCATCGACCGGCTTGCAGACATGTGGGTGCGCTTCGAGTCCAGACCGATACCGGCCTCCGTCGCGCATCGTGTCGATCCTGCGCAACCGCTGTCCTATCAGGTCAGCCAAGGTTCCGGATATTTTGGCATCGCAGCCGTGATCGAGGTGATGCATCTGGAATCTGGGCAGGTCTGGTATCAGAGCGTGCACGGTTCTGGATACGCACCAGGCCAGATGACTCCATACGACTGGTGGCCGGAAAGCTGGAGGAGCATGTCGATGGACGCCAACGGCATCATCAGGCACTACAACGTCGATTTGCAATACCGGATCAGCACCATAGACCCGGCCAACATCGGGCTGCCGGCGATCGGCACCTACCGGATGCGCTGCATCCTGCTGGGCATTGGCTATAGCACCCGCGACCGATTTGTGAGCAGCGGTGCGTTGGGGCTTCCAGGCTCCCCACCTATGTCGTGGAAGCCGATCAGGCTTTCGCACATGCCGTCGCTGCTTGCTTACACGCCAGGAATGACCGACGGCATCATCCCGCCGTTCGAGGTGACATACACGAACAGCCATGTGCTCTATCCAGCAGATGGTACCGGCATCCAGTTTGATGCCGTGTTCGACATGAAGAACATCACCAACTTCCGATTCGTGGTCAAGGTGGGTAACCCATTCGACTTTGCAATCGGTCTGGTGGTGGAAGCCGGGGGCGTTGAAGGATGGCAGGCGTGGGTGAGTCTTGCACCGGGCGAGACGAAATACCTGGCCGGCAGCGCCCCGATTTACTCATACAAGCTGCATCCTCAGTCTCCTGATTACGGCTGGGAACGAAACTGGATCACAGGCGACATCTCGATGAACAACGGTCAGTGCTCGATCAAGTTCAGACTGTTCCTGACTGCACCGAACAACCCGGAGACGACGCCTGCGAACTTGCCTGCTCTGAAAGCTACGTATCCATGGGATACATATGATTACACGTACCTCATTCCGGAGTACGAACCGCTGTTGGCTGTAATCAAGAAGTATGCGCCGGACGGGCGATACGACTATCTGTTTGCGCTGCAGCATGACAGCGATGCGTTGGCGCTTGCAAGCATTGGCCGCTCGATCACCAAACCCAGCTACCAGCCGCTGATCGATCCTGCAACCTACTTCGTGACCGGATACCAGACGGATTACAAAGATACGATCAGCCCGTGGCACAAGCGTCCATGGCCGCCAAGCTCCGTAACCGGAACTACCACCGTTCCGATCATGGTCAACTGCGAGCAGGTGGTTTCATGGAATGGAGGAACGCCGGTATGGGGCCCTGCGACAGTAACGATTCAGCTCACACGCGCGATGCTGCAGCAGGTGGCCGCGATGCTCGGCGTGACGGACTACGCGGTGATGGATGGAGACAGCATTCGCTGGTTCGTACCCAATGCAAACCAGCCGACGTTCTCGGATGTCGTGTGGATCGACACCTTCTACACGCAAAGTGGTGCGCTGATCGACGATGCAGCGATGCGCTCTGCTTTCCAGACGGTGATCGACAACAACGCCGCCTCCAGTTGGCCCTACTACCAAAACATCGTCATTCATCCGTCCGTGCGCTTCGGCAGCTTCCTGGGCGATGTCGTTCAAGAGGCTGGCAGATGCATGCTTGGGATGAACGGCAACATGGTCGAGGTGGGCGGGTTCGCTGATCTTGGATCGGTCGGCACGCGCTGTCTATATCTCATCAAGCCGGAATTCAAATGATCAGACTCGACACGTTGACATTGCCAGCGGGACTTGTGTGGATCGACGAGTTTTCCGCGCATCCCGTCGCACAGACTGTGCGCCGCACGCTCGATGGCGGAATCGTGACCTACTACACAGGCACGCAGGGCGGACGTCCCATTACGCTCGAATCGGAGCCGGATGCGGGATGGATCACCCGGGCGCAGGCAGATGCACTGGCGTTGATGGCGCAAAGTCCCGGCGCAGTCTATACGCTGACTCTGCGCGGCCAGACCTTCCAGGTGGTGTTCCGCCACCACGAGCCGCCCGCGTTCGATGCGCGTCCGCTCGTCAACCGGCCTGATCCGCAACCATCAGACTTCTACCTGTGTACGCTGAAACTCATGACCATTTGAGGAAAGGAAATCCCCCATGCCGATACTCGATTCCGAAGTCGTCTGGCGGCAAGCCAGCCTGGTATCCGACACCACGCCCGCGCAAAACGGCGGCGTGATGACCTTCACGCAGATCACGTCTGGCGTCAAGAACAACCTGTTCCCGGACGTTTCCAATACCGAGCGGAGTGCAGGTTCGACCAAGCGGCGCAAGTCGTTCATCCATGTTGCCAGCAGTCAGGACGTGGCGCTTCTCAACGCGCGCGTGTTCCTCGATGCGCTGACGCCAGCCGGGGATTATGTGCTGTTCAGACCTGGCACGCAGTCTGACACCGAAGATACGCTCACGGCACGCCCCTATGGCATCGGCACGCTCAATGCACCGCTCGCTGCAGGTGCGACCCAGGTGCAGGTGGTCGGCGAACATGCCGACTACGCCACCAGCCAGCCGTTCCGGACAGGCGATCTGATCCGCATTGCGGATATTCCGGGGACGGGCGGCGCAGGGCATGAAGAGTTCGTGACCGCCACCAATGTCACGTGGGCGGGAGGCGTTGCCACCATCGATTTCTCGCCCGCTCTGGCGAATGCCTATGCCACGTCGAATACGCTGGTGTCCAGCGTGTATCAGGTTGCAAGTGTTTTGGCGAGCGCCGATGGGGTGACCGTGACCAGCGCGGCGGGTACGTTCACGGCGGCAAACAACCTGGATGCGCACAACAAGGGTGGCATCGAGCAGACCTGGACGGTGACGTTCTCTTCCGCCACCAACTTCTCCGTGTCCGGCAGCACGGTTGGCACACTGAGCACTGCAGGCACCATCACGGCAGACTTCGCGCCCATCAATCCCGCCACCGGCACGCCCTATTTCACGCTGCGCCAGACAGGATGGGGCGGGACATGGGCGGCCAATGATCAGCTGGTGTTCGCAACCCACCCTGCCGCCATCCCCATCTGGTACGAGCGCATCGTGCCACCCGGCACGGGGAGTCTGGCCAATGACACGGCATCGCTTGCAATCCAGGGAGAGAGCGCATGATCAGCCTGACCAGAAGCTATCCTGCAGGTGTGGATGCTGCGGCACTCCAGACCCTGCACGACGACATCGTGGCGCAACTCGGCGCAAACGGATGGTCTATTCCTGGAGGAGGGTATTACAACCTCACGCCAGTCAATTCGACTTATGCCGGTTACGATGCGCCGATATTCGATTTTTCGAGTAATTTGTCCATCAGCAGCGATGATTGGGATTACAACGGCGCACCTGCCTTGCCCATCACGAACCCATGCCATGTTGACATTGCATTCGATGCGGCAGAGGCATGGATGTGGATCGCGCTCATCGACGAGACGGCCAATACCGTCAGCATCCGCGCCTTCATCGGGCTCAACCGGCATCCGTCTGACATGTATCCCGGCAACCAGACGTTGCGGAGGTTCGGGACGTTCTACACGATCCCGGGCACGACCGATGCGGCAACCGTGACAGACGGGATCGCGCGCGTCCAGATTGCTGGCGGCACGTTCGATGACGGCACCCAGTTCGGCAAAGCGCACTTCCACACCTTCTCGCCGCTTACCAGCAGCAAGCGCCCCGCAGGGTCGCCGCTGCCTCGCATGATCGCGCCGCTGTTCATCGATCCGGTTGCCGTGGATGCCGCCAATGCTGGCAAGCGTCTGGCCGCAGCCATGCCCGGCGAGATCAACTGCGTGATGCGCGCCACGGACGGCTATGCGATGGGCGAGGAGGCGGTTCCCAACTGGCATGTGTATGGGGATGCGGCGACCGGGTTCTTTGCGCTGAAGCGCAATACCACATTGACTGCTTTCTGACATGGCTGCGCAAAGTAGTGCCTGGCAAGGTTCATTGCTGCTCGACACCGGGCTCTGGCAGACCTACGCCATCCCGCAGGCATCGCAGAACCACAGGATAGGTGTGCATTTTGCAGCCGCCTGGGGGGATGTGCCGCCTGTTCGTGCGGCATGCACTGCGGCCTGGGGGAGGTCAGGGCCGGCTGCCAGCCTGCGCATGGACTGGCGTGTCGCCGAGACACAAAAATGGCATCATGCCTTGCGCTGGCGCATCCCGTTTGCACTCAGTCATCAGGCGGTTCATGGCCTGCGTCTTGCCGCATCGAGCAAGCTCTCCTATGGCGAGCTTGGCCGGCACTCGGCGCGGCATGTGGCCGCCTGGCACCTCACAGAACCCACATCAGTGCGTCATCTTGCAGACTGGTCGGTATCGACCACCGATCCGGTGCATGCAAGGAACATCGCAGCATGGTCGCTGATGGGCACGCTGCAGATGCAGGCGGTTGCCAACACTCCGGAGATGATCTGGCACGGCATCAGGATCAGGCTGATTGCCGCAGAGCTTACTGCCGACGAGGACAGCCCGGTGTGGCTCGCAAAGCTCGAACTTGCCAGGATTTCCGACTTCGCCGCCATCGGCATCACCGATCCTGTCTCCATCACCATCGGGCTGGAGACGTTCAATCTGGTGGTGGACGGCAAGACCCTTTCGCGCGATGCGCCTGGTGCACAGCGCATGGAGATCACTGCCGTCTCGCCGGTGGCCTTGCTGGATGCGCCCTTTACGGGTGTGGTGACTTACTACGACAGCCGTCCGCGGCAAGCGAGAAGCGTGGTGGAGGACTTGATCGGCACGGTTGACTGGCGCTTGCCTGACTGGATCATCCCGGCGGGCGCACTGATGCTGGCAAACGTGACGCCGCTTGCCGCGGCACGCAATATCGTCAATGCCATCGGCGGCATCATCGAGAGCAATCCGGACGGCTCCGTCGTCTGCCGCAGACGGCACCCGGTCAGCATCCCTGATTACGGCACTGCGACCGTCGACCACAGCCTGTTCGATGCCGATGTGATCTCGACGCAGGCGCAGATCGCCCCCCGTCGCGGATACAACCGCGTCGTGGTGTCGAACGAAATCGGCCAGGCGGCATCGAAAGACCGCCTTGAATACATCGATCTGGATGGCAAAAGCGGCGTGGTGCGGGCATGGCTTGGCACCGACAGGCCGGTTGTGCTGGCACACACCGGGCACCCGAGCACAGGCATCACGCCGCTCGGCAGTATTACCAGAAGCGAGACGGAGACGGTGGAGTTCGTCGATGGCAAGTCCAGCGTGCGCTATCCGGTGACGTCTGTCACATCTGTCGTCTGGCAGCACACGAACCTGGGAAGCGTCACCGCATCAGGCCAAACCCTGACGGCAGATGTCGGCGGGTACAGCCTCGCCCAGGTCACCTACACCACCACGGCGATGGAATGGCAGGTGAGTCTGGCGGTGAGCGAAGAAGTGCAGTTCGTGTTGATCGATCGGTGAGGAAAGCATGGCAAACGCAACCATACGGGTGATGTTCGGGTCTGCATCGGGCGGTGCGCCAACCGGCCACCTGTCGGCAGAAATCGACGCCCGGCCAGGCGGCCTGAACGGCGGCAAAACGTCGTTCAATCCAGGGGACACTGCGTATCTCCTTGTCTACAAGTCGTCCAATGTCGTGATCACTGGGGTGGGGTGTTCGGCAGGCTCTATCGCGCCGCATGGAAGCACTACCGTGACGGTCACGGAAGATGTGATGTTCGAGGATGCTGACAGGGCGACCCTGCATAAACCGGTGAAGAACGCGCTGGCATCCGTCGAATGGATAGGCAGATCGCTCGGCAACCTGACGCTCGGCGCGGACAAGATGACGGTGACCGCCGACACCAGCGGCATCGCCGTGGCCAGAGTGTCCTACGAGGTCGATGCGCTCGTCTATGCGCTCACGGCACCGGCCAGCATCAACGGCAAGACGGATTTCTCGATTCTGGCGCTGATCAAGGGGGTGGCGTCATGATCATCGAGGTTTACAGGGGAGACGGCAAGGTGCAAGGCATGCCAGTCGTTGAGCCGATGCTGTCCGATGATGCACTGCTCCAGCGCGGTCGTGCGGAGATGGACGCGAATGCACACAACACCAACCGCATCGACATGTCCGTGGTGTTCCGGCCAGGATTCCGGCTCGGGCAGATTGTCGAGGCGACAGACCCGTCTACGGCAACTCCCTATCGCGCCAAGATCACCGGCATCGGAATCCGGATCACGGAAGCGGCCATCGATACGCTTCTCACCCTGGAGCAGCCGCAATGAGCTTCGCATTGAAAGAACTCTCTCGCCTGCTTGCAGCGGATGCACAGGTGATTGGCGTGGTGGTCGGAGTAGACGGCACAGAAGTGCGCGTGGCGACCGAACGAGGGGCCGTCACCGCCAGAGCGCTCGATGCCGTAGCCGCAGGCGATCGCGTGCAGATCAAGAACGGCATTGCCACCAGGGCACCGGTGGCCAGTCAGGTAT